AACATTACCAGAACGGTAGTATTCTCTAAAGAATTTATCTTGAAGAGCCGTAATATTTATCTTATTGAATAAAGCTTGGAAGAAATCTCTTGCACTTTTATTGCCGCCTTTGAGATGTATATTGCCGCAAGACAATTCTGACATTAGGTCAATAGTATTTCTGAAAAGACCGAAATTATAATAGGCTTTTTGGCATAAAATAACAGTATCTCTTACATCAATATTAGACTTATTGTAATTATATCCAGTGGCATAATTAAATGGCACCATTCCATCATCGATATTTCGAAAACGATCTGTTCTCTCAATAGTTGATGCGGCATTTCTACGGCTTCTCGTCTCGGTAACTCTGCTCGCTACACCGCCATGAGCAGGAGTAGAGCCTTCTACCATCATTGGAGCGAAAGAAGATTCCTCAATTTTTTCTTTTTTAACCTTTGCCATAAGCCTAATAATTAATTACACATTTTAAATTAAAATTGGTGTAAATCCCGCAGCTACTATTTTATTTTCAGTAGTCATAATGTCATTATAGCATTTGGAACCCCATTTCGCTAACATTAAAGCAGTGTAATTATCTTTTCTTGCTCTATTAGGAGAATTAGAACGTTTTAAGTGTTGAGGTAAATCAAAATTAACAGACCCACGGCTACTAGTAGTAAACTCTACGAGTGAGCATTGCTTTTTGGTATTATAAACCAATAAATCTTGATGCTCTATAAGATCTAACTTATTCCAATCTTTGATATCTTCTATAAAGATAAGATCTTCAGGTATTCTCTTGTTTATTTCTTCATTAAAGAAAGATTCATTGGCTACAGTTTTAGATGCGAACCAAATTTTCTTATAGTCAATAGCTGCTTGCAGATTTTCATTACCTCTTCTAATAAATGTAGTCGTAAATACTTGAGTTACTGCTATTTGTTTATTTTCTAAATTGTATTGGCTCTTGGCTTTTTGAACCATCTTTGTGTATTCAATACCCTCAAGATCAGAATCAAAATCAATAAACTTTATCTTCTCAGATTCCGAGTTTACATACTGAGATTCATTATAAGTATTAAAAAATATATCAGCACCAGCATTATCACATATGATATAAACAATATTAAAGCTCGTCATCAAGTAATGAAAGTATTTAATATGACTATTTAAACTTCCAAGACCTGCGTATGCGTGGACGAGAACATCGTTCTTATTTTCTCGGTCTATTTCTAAAATTGCCATTGCAAAATAGTCAGCATTTGGACTGTCGCTCATGTTAGGGTCCATTGCTAAGATATATTGCTTGCCAGAATCTCCTCTAATTTGAGAATGTGGTCTTTCTTCAAACTTAAGAGTACATTCTTCCATCTTCTTCATGCTGAAATAAGAATCACTGCCGTCAGTAAACTGAGCGCAGTATTCTCTCAAGAAAGAAGCGTGAGAAGATCCACCGTTTTGAGCTTCTTCTGTAATAGAAGAGTCAATCATCTCTGGTGGCAAAGCTTCGTAACTTAATTGAGATACAAAATAAGTTGCACTTGTTGGTTCTTTAGAATAAATATTGTCGCACCACTCTTTATAAGTTTTATAAAGGTTTTCAAAAGTATAAGAAGCAGAGGAAAGAGCGATCATCTTGGAAGTGTTCTTAAATTCCATGCGGTCAGCTTCTGTCATTGCTCCTTGGCGAATCAATTCATCTTCTTGTTCACGAATACTAATACGCTCTTTAATATCTTGAGGAACAATCAAGAATGGCATCAATACGTTTTTAATAATATCTTCTGGCAACAATAAAAATTCGTCTAGCACAAGAACATTAGCACGGAAACCACGAATCTTTTCGCCGCTTAGAGGAATAGCTTTGATAGAACCTTCATTTATTGACCAATCATATTCGTCATTGCGTTTTGATTTTGCGCCAAATGCTTGCATCAACAAATCTGCACCTTTAGATTCAGTAATCTTTTCTATTGAATTAAAAATGCTTCTTGCTGTTCTGAATGTAGGACCAGCAATTAGGATTTTGCTCTTAGGTTCAAAGATGCATTGTAAAAAACAGAATACCGCAGCAGAGAAAGACTTGGATGCACCGCGACCCCACACGTTCATGCAGAAATTACGGTTCAACATTCCTTTAATTACGATCTCTTGATACGGCCATAATTTTATACCAGAAATTAGCTCTGTAGTTATGCCTATATTTGAACGCAAAAATTTAGCCAAAGTTATTTTGGCTTCTTTGTCTTCAAGAGTATCTTTTAGTTTAGAATACTCGTCATTTAAGTTAGGAATTATTCTATTATACTTTTCTGGGGTATACCACATATTATAGCATCTTTAGATCGTAGCAAAGTTGTAGATCGTATTTAAAAAAGTTCTCATCAGTTGAGAACATCTTCTCAATAATTCTGACAGATTCCTTGCGTCCCTTTGCAAATAGGAATTGAACGTGTGGATATTTTTGTATTAGCTCTCTAACGTTGTGAAAAATGAATTCAGGATTTACCTTCGTTGCTTTCTTATACACATGAGGTAAATAGTTAAATGAGAGTGTATTGTTCAAGCTTTCTTCAACGATAATAACCATGTTAGCTTTCGCTTCGCTGGCTTTTTCTATCTCTCGACAGAATCTTTCATACCCAGCACTCAAAGTTCCGATAAAATCAGAGATAGACTTTCTCTCAAAGTAAAGTTTGCCATCATAACTTGGGTGACTGAATCCATAATCACCAAATTTAAGAGTGCGAACTTCAGAAGCCATGTTAAAGATAAATGGTTTCTGCTCGCGGGTATCGATATAAATTATTGAGTCTTTAGTTTGTAGTTTAGAAAGATTATCTAAGCTCTTTGGATATACATATTTATTTTTAAATCCAATTTCTTCAGCGAGCTTATAGTAATCGCCAAAAATTTCTTGCAAATAAATAACACTTGGACTTAAAACGCTTCTTAACTCAACTTGAGAAGGAGTATATTCTAGATTCTTCTTTTCTTTGCGTTTAATTAAGAAGTTTTTGCAATACTCTTGCTGCTTTTCTAGAGATTGAGTTTTGAGCCAGTTTTTAAGATTGTTTTTATTGTTAAAGTCAGTAGAAAAATACTGTTCTTTATTTTTATAGTTAATAATAGAATTATCGAAGAGATCGTAGCGGGGCAAGTGCTGTTGATAATATTCAATTACTCTTAATTTATGAGCTTTGAGATGGCGATTAAAATCTACATCAGCATCATAAACTTTTTGACATATTTTACAGGTCTCAGCCATTTAACACCTCGTCTTCTGAAATTCCCAAGATGCGACATTTGATCTCATCCATTGTAGAAAGCCTGTCGATCTCATTTTTAACCATTGCTTTTCTTCTTTCAGCAAGCTTCAGTAGTTGAGCGCGGGACTCTTCTTCTTTCCACATCTGAACAAGATTAAGAATGCTTGCATTCTCTTTTATTTGCTTGCTAAGACGATCACTGCGTTTTACTTTAAGGTCATTAAGAAGCTTTTGCTGACGAATAGTAGATTGGTTGTACTCGTCTCTTGCTCCACTGATAGCTTCAATAAGACCCATTGGAATTTTTCCGCCGCCATCTACTTCTGCATCAATCTGATTTTGTAAAGTTTGGATTGTTTCTTGAATATTGGCTGAGATTACTACTTCAGTAGCCAACACAATATATTGATCTACTTCTTCTTGAGTAAGATCTGGCTTATCAAATGTATAACGGACAAAAGAGCTTTCGAATAGTTCACGATCAATATTAGAATTATAACTATTTATCTGATGAAGGAAACGGTAAGTGTGCATGTAGCCAATAATAGCATTAATGGCAGACTTCTGACGCGAAGTTACTTTGTCTTTATCAATACCTTCATGAACATATTTATTTATGCGAAACAACATCCGCTCAAATGTCTTTGGCGGCATATATTCAGAATCAGCAAGGCTCTCTACTTCTCTTTGAGATACTGGACCTGCTTGAATTACTTTTGGATCAAGAGTTTTAATGAACTCAATAACAGTACGAGTCTCTTGACTGAGACTAGTAAGGTTTTGATTATTGAAAATGCTCTTAGTTATTTCAAGTGCGCCCATTGAACCAGCATGATTAGCAATAAATTCTCTCTGGTCTGGAGATAATTCGATCTTGTCTTTTGCTAAGTATTCGTATGAGGCTCTTGCTTTAATTTGTCTTGTTGACAAGAACTCTTTGACCTTCTTACCGTGCCAACTTCTACCGTCTGCGCCATCAACGTTAGGAAAAGCAACCCTGACAAGTTCAAGCAAAGAAGGAGGATTAGTAGGACGATTGTTCCACTCATTTAAAATTGCCAATCTTTGTTGATCATTAAGTTCTTGAGGCTGATTTCCGTTTTCAGACATAAATTTCTACTTCTCCATTCACAATGCACTTCTTAGCTTTAACAATAATAGAACGCTTAAGATTCTTTATCTGCTTATAACCGGGGGAGCGATTTTTTTCAGTAGTCTTAAATCCTAATACCTTTGCTACTTCTTCTTCTCTTTGATTTCTTAAGCAAAGCATCTCGTAAACAACCCACTCTGCTGGCTTTAATACTTTCTTTAGTGCTGATGATAAACTCTGTGTACTTCTCAAGAGATCGAAGCCTTCATTTGTCATGTCATGAACTTCTTTAATGTGATTTTCAAGAGGAAGAGTTACTTTTGTATTGAAAGCGTCTTTTTTATTATTCTCCCAATGAGCATACAAGGGGCATTTCTTACACTGCTCACCATATATTGAACAAGAGTCATCCCATTCTGCCGCCGCACACTTCAAACAAGGTCTAGCATAATTGCCATAGTTGTTTCTTATAATGTTCTTTATTTGATTAGAGATGATAATGTTTAACCAAGGGGCAAGAGGCTTTTTCGGATCATATAGAGTCCATTTTTTATAAATATGAATTCTAAGTATCTGCTCAACGTCCTCGAAATCAATCCAAGACAGTGCAGCAAGATTCCATTTATTCTTGCGTTTACGAATTTCTTCGTCTATTATAGCAATGTTCTTTTCAAATGATTCTTTTTGGACTTTATGAGCCATTTTATTTTTGCCTTAATGTACCGGCTTCTTGTTTAAATATTTTCATCATCTCTTTGGCAGATATAGCTTGAGTAATTCTTTCTGTGCCTTTAACAAATTGATCTGGAACAGTGCCAGCAATCTTAGAGAGAGATTCTTTTCTTGGTGCATCAAATTCAATATCAACATCTAGTCCGCCCTTTAACTCAGGAATAGAAGTGGCTTCTTGACCATCTTCACTTTCGTCATCATCCTCCTCATCGTACTCCTCTTGAGCGCGAACTTTATTTACTTTTGCTTTTTTATCTTCTTTCTTTTCTACGATAACACCGTAGAATGCAGTACCACAAGCAGAGCAGAACTTTGGTTTTGCTTGTGTGTATAAATTAGGATTTCCACATTGGGAGCAGTAAACTTTTTGCATAATTCATTAATTTATTATAGTTTAATAACAGTAAAAAGTAAGTGTAATTGTAATAGAATGAAGTATTCGTTTAAAAATCATGAGAAAGTTGAGTATTTCATCAATTGGGTTAAACCGCCCAAAGGGTGCTATGGCATATGCGACTCTCCAGAGATGGAAAACCCAAAGATTAAAATTGACCCAACTCTAACCAAGCAAAAAACGATCAACATTCTAATACATGAAGTATTACACGCATTCTTCTGGCACGAATCCGAAACAAAAGTGACTAAATGCGCGAATACTTTATCAAGACTCATTCATCAAAGAATGAAACAAAAGTTTAATGAATAATTGACTTGTATTTAGTAATTTTATCAACAATAAAGCGAGTGATACCACTTCTCATAATATCTTCTGGCCCAAGTTTAAAGTATTGAATACCATTATCACGACTATCTTGATCTTGGAAGATATCACAAAACTCTTTAAATCCAGATCTCTTGCCCAAGTCATTTTGCATGATAGTATCGCCGCAAATAAATAGTTTACTGAATTTACCCATACGAGTAGCAGCAGTAACGAGAGAATCGAACATCATGTTCTGACCCTCATCAAGAATCACAGAATTAACGTTAAAAGTATAACCACGAAGAAGCGAAACAGGATAGGTTTTAATCCTTTCTTGCTTATTTAGTAATTCGATACTGGACTTATTTAGTAATTCTTCCAGCTTATCAAATAGTGGTACATTATAAAAGAAAGTCTTTTCATCTAAGTCGCCAGTTAAGAAACCAGTTTGACCATCTGTGCTTTGAATGAGAGATCGGATATATACAATATCAGAAATCTTTTTGGCTTTTAATAATTCTAACGAGCAATAAACGCTCAATAACGTCTTAGCTGTGCCGGGAAGCCCATCTAGAATAATAATATTAGTAGTCTTATCTAAAGCTGCTTGTATAATCTCTTCTTGTTTTGGGGTCCATTTTAATTTACGAATCTCGAAATCATCTTTTACCTTGTCTTTTTGAGCAACATGTGGGGAATTATCTTTTTTTGACATTTTAATTGGCCTTATTATTTTAATTACATGTATTATATAGAATGAAGAATAAATTAAATGTTACAGTTGTAAACCCTAAGACTTGCAGAAAGAAGATTTGCTGTGAGGGCTGTGAACTGTCATATAGTAAACAAGATTATTTATTATTCTTCACTGTGCGTAAGCTTGTTTATTTTAATATGCTTGCAGAAGACGGTAAACAAATAAAGATTTGCGATTCGTGTTTAGTATCTCTCGCGTCCATGACTTGTGCGAAATATGATTTACCATATATTAGTATTATAATTAAAGGAGAGGAAAATACAAAACAAATAAATATAGAATACAGCAAAGACCCCGAATTTGAGCAAGAATTAATCAAAGTGTTTAAGAAGATTAAGTAATTCATCTCGCTTTTCGGGGGCCATATCTTCTGGCGGCGAGTTTTGTATTATATATTCCAGCATCTTAACGGCGGAATGGTAATTATTTCTATTTTTTAGGCAGTTACCCTCATAGGAGACTATCTTAACGTTACCTTTTATGTATCCTTTAGTTGGGTCTATTCTATCCAATGATGCTGATCTTTTATTATCTATTCCTGATTTGTATAAGATTTCGTGGCCTAAAATGGGGCAGGTATTATTTTTAATGCTTATTAAATCCCCCATAGTAAGGTTGAACTCTAAATTCTTTTCTTTTGATCTCTTTTTTGCTTGGCTAAGTATTACTTTCTTTATATAGTAATTTTGACCAGCATCAGAGTCTTCCATTTTTTCTTTTTTACTCTTATATTCTTGGAAGTAACAACAAGTATTGCACTTGCTTTTTACTCTATTGAACTCTGTATCTTCTTTGTCAGCCCCGCAGACAGAACATTTGATTAACATTAGATATATCTACACAAGATATATCCAAAAAAGGTATTTTTTAGGGGAGGCTCCGGGGATTTTTTGACCCTGCAAAGTTTCTGGGTTCTCCGTTTTGTCTTATTTTTTGAGAAATAGGGGGGTCTTATATATGGAGATATATATTATTACATAGAGATAGTAAGTATTTAT